CTGCAAAGCTATCTCGTCACTTTCTCCAGTTGATAACGCAAAGTCCCTAACGGCAATACCAGCCTGTTTTCTATCTAACTCCTCAGAGCGTTTTTGCTCAAGGTCTAAAGCTTCTTTTGATGCCTGATTACCCTTGTTTAATTCTTGGTTTAGAAGGTCTTGTTCAGCGCGTAAATCTTGCAGCTTTTCCGTCAACTCTGGTATTTTTTGAACCCTGAGTAATTCAGCATCTGACAACGTACCAATGTCTTCTTCTAAAGATTTGTATTGAGTTATCAATCCTTGTGTTGATTTAATCTCGTTATCTATTTCAATAATACGCTTACGCTTTTCCCTGTTCGCTCTTTCATCTTCTCTAGCGATTAATTCAAGTTGTGCAGCTGTTGCTGTACCTTCCTTTTTAAGCTCTCTTAGTTTTTCTATAAGTTCATTGGTATCCGTACCAGCACTAAAAAACGACACAGCCATACCTGCAACTGCGGCAGTTATACCAGCAATAGCACCAAGCAAAGGCGCGCCTAAGACTATACCTAAGTCAGCCGCTTGCTGACCAAATGCCAACATGAACGACTGACCACCCTGTAATTGACCAACAAACTGCTGAATCTGTATGCCAGCCTGACCAGCACCTTTACCAAAACCACCAAGCCCCTTAGTGGCATCACCTGCGCTAGTGTTTGCCTTTTTCATGGCTTGAGTGATTTTATTGAAGCTAGTCTCAATTCCCTTTGCTGATTTGTCAGTTATCTTGCCAGCGTTTTGTATGTCCTTTACATACTTATCAAACTCGCCTTTTAACTCAATGATTAACTGTTCAGATACCGGCATTTGCTAACTCTTTTTCTCTGTCAAAGTTTCTAAATCTAGCCATCATTGTCAACATTTCTTTACGGCTAACTTCTTGCTTGTTACTGTCAGGGTGTTTGTTTTGCTCTAGTTCTAATTGTTTAAATACCCATTGAGGCGATTGATCCATTATGGTCTCATAACTTTGGCCTAATACAGTCATGCCAAAGTTAATCATTGAATCTAACTCGTAAGGCTCGATATTAACTTTTTGAGTAGAGAAGGATTTGAAGACTTTTTTTCGTCTGTATCTTGACCACCCCCTAAACTATACGTCCAGCTAATGTACTGAACCACGAGATATTGATAGCCGGTTCTATCATCACCCGGTTTAATACCCTCAATAAACAAGTTCTCTTCCATTTCTGATAGCTCAGTTACTTTGCTGTTCGCAGCTCTAGTAGCAACAAATAACAACTTAGCGGCTAACTCTAAGCTTACATACTCAGTCACACGTTTGGTAAATTCTAAATCAAATGCTGAGTTGTATTCACTCAAAGCCTTTATGTAATCGCTTTCTGTGTAATAAACAGTGTAATCAGATTGTGTGTGACCTTTGGCATGATAGCCAGGAGGCTTACCAATGGCGTCATTAATATAATTAATTTCACTAAAGATACTTGAACGCAGGTGATTAAAATCAATACCTGCCATATCTGAAAACTCTTTATAGACTTTTAATGACCATGCTAATTCATAGTCGTTACCAGCTATTACAAATTGTTTTAACTCCATTACAGAATACCCGCTTCTTTTAGTTTTCTTTCTATTTGCGCAAGTTTATAAACTAGCCCAGCAAGGTCTTTGGATTGATCAACGCCTGCGCTTGTAACTATTTTTTCTGCCTCAATTTCCTCACCTTTTTCGTTTAATACAGCCTCTTCGTAGACCTCACCTATAGCTAATTCCCTAGGGCCTTCACCCTCACTTGCCATGTGTAGACCATTATCAGCTGCCTTGTGAGCGTTAAAGCCCCACGTTTTAACTTTATTATCGTCAGATTTCCATGTAAACACGGCAGCAGAGTCCAAAATTCGACTAAAGTAATCGTCTATTTCATCATCTGTTGGGTCGGGTAAAAAGTTCTTCAGTCTCGGATCTGATGATGTTTCGTAAGTGGTTGCTGAGCCACTTGTTCTTATTTGCCCCACAATTCCGTTTGGATTTAAAAATCCAACATGCGAGGTTGTGGTACCAAGATCGGTTGAATGCGCTATAGCATTCTCAGCAAATACAGTTGATGGTGAAATTATTATTCCCTTGCTGGTCGGTGGGTTTTGAATGGGCAAGTTAAATTCAGCAGCCCCTGTATTACCTGTACTATATAAAGTCTCACCAACTTGAGCTGTTAGTAAATCTAATGATTGCTGTATACCCTGTACAGCCTGAGCGCCAGTAAAGCCGCTATTAAAATCTTGGTCAGCCATGTTTAGCCTCTTACTGTTAAATTAGAACCGCCGTTATCTGTAACGACAAAATTAGAACCGCCTGCATCAGTAACAACAAAGTTAAATACTGTCGCAAAATCCGCAAATGAATCTGAACTTTGAAAGGTAACATCAGTTGATACAGCTGCGTTATTCTCCGCACTATCTGACATGCTTGTAACTTTAAATCTAAAGTTCGCTATGTCGCCGTCAAAATCAACCATATAGGCAGATATGCGACCCGTCAGAAAATCCGTTCGAAGTTCTCTATATGCAGTATCACTCGAAAATAAAACACTGCACGAATGTTCGCCGCTTTTTGTCCCTTCGTCACCGTCCAAATATGTACGATACTGCTCAGAGCTTTTGTTAGTCACCTCAATAGCTTCGCGGTTAAACGTTTGACTGTTTGTAACGAGTCCACCAATAATCATTTGTGTGCCATTGGTTAGGGTTTTTCTAAGTAAACCCTTTTGACCGTTTTTAAGTCCGTCAGGATTAGCCATGATTAAGCCTCGGTGAATTCAGCCGATGAGTTAAGTGTGAATGATGTACTAATAGTTGCGTTGTTATCTGCTGTATCAGACATACTTAATACTTTTAAATTAACCGTAGTTGTCAAGCTACCTATAACCCGTTGAGCAGGGAAGATAACACCGTCAAAGAACTTTTGACGCAAGAATACATAAGCTGGGTCTGTGCTGTATAAAGCATCTAGAGTAACATCTAAACTCTTTGTACCCTCATCGCCACCTAAGTATGTTCTGTATTGCTCTGAACACTTGTTTGTAGTTTCGATTGCTTCACGGTTGAATGCAAAGCTGTTGGTGGTTTCACCACATACATTGATAAAACCTGAGCCTGTGTCTACACGTAACAGGACTTTCTGACCATTAACTATGCCTTGTGGGTCTGCCATAATATTACCTAAAATCGTTGTAATGGAAATAATTAACCGACATATCAACGCGATAAAACTCGCCCTCTACAATCGGTGTGTTTAAACTTATTGTTTCTATATTCAAGTTAGGCTGGTCTATTTGTACTGTATCTTCAGTTACGCGACTAAACCTATTAAATAATTCTTGTGCTAAATCTTGCGTCCTTGGTGAACCGCAATTTTGCTCAGTCATAATGCTAATCTGGTAAACGCCATTTTGTTGTATGTGACATTTACTCAAAGAATCTGCATTGCCATAAAGGTTATAAACCTCTAATCGCTCACCGTTACCAGATCGTTCATCGTTAATACTTTCTAGCACAATTGGTATTTCAGTATTTTTAGAATCAGTAAAAAATGGGTTTTCTTCTGTCCCGTTGTTTATCTGCCTAAGCAATAAAGAATCTATGCTAGAAAAACTCATTTAACCGACCTTGTAGCCTTTTTTAATCTGTTCACAAGTCTTAACCTAAAACCAGCAAGGTTAGTTCTTACCATGCCTTTAGGGGCTTGCCTTGAGTAACCTCTTGAAGACCTAACCTCATAACCTCGGCTTTTTCTATAAGTACCGAACTTAACTGGCTGAGGATAGCCGCCAAACTCTACAACCCTCGCTTGCGGTGCGTTGTTAAATACAACCAACCGCTTAGAGCCTTTTAACTTACCCCTGATACCTTTAGAGGCATAATCAAACCCTTTATTACTAGAGCCTGTTAAAACCCGTTCATTTGGGTTTCTTGCTATCTGCCAGTTATGTTTTAAGTTACCCTGTGGCACTGTTGTATACCTTTCACTGTTTGGTATACCAACTGGTGTATCTTCAATGATCTTACCAACCGTGTTAACCGCTTCTTTCTCAAACGCATCTAGCGCAACATCAAGGAACTGACCGCCCATTTTAGTAATGAACTGACCACCTTTGGCATTGAACTTAGCCACGCGCTTGAACCTCTACATGAGTTATCACTTCATTAACACGGTGTACAATTTTGTTTACAATGCTAAGTTTAACACCATTCACGGTAATTTCATCATTTTTGTTAATTGTTCCGTCAAAGTCGCCATCCAAAGCAATTAAAACTCTACGGTCATCTTCTAAGATAGATGTATTGTTTATACGGCTTTGTGGGTACCTGTGCACATAAGACAGTAAAGATATGTTTACACTTGGCGTTTTAACTTGACCTCTACCTTGTTTGGTTACAGTGAAGCGGTTAAGAATAGCCGCCCCTTTGTAACCGTACAGGGTTATCTGGTTGGTTGCTGCTGCATATAAACTCATCGACCAATAGACCTAATGTAACGTGATGGGCGTTGATCCATAAATGCAAAACAATCAGCGTATAATGAACTTAAAATATTCTGACCAAATGTTGTGCTCGATAATCCATAGCCATCTAGTTTATAAACTTCCCAAGTTGTCGCCAATACGTCTGACTTTTCAGTCTTCCTTGTGCCACCTTGCAATCTGGTTAAGAAGTGACAAACACCGCTTAACTTTAAGAACTGCTGTACGTCTTCCGGCACTTGACGGGTATCCAAACACTGGTCAGCTTGGTTAACTTGGTTAATGTATATTTGTAATGCTTCATCGGCAAAAGCGGTTGCGCTAGGGCAAAACGCTTTTACGTCTGAAGGTGTTATTGTAAATGCCATTAAGCGTCAACCTTAGAGGTTAATTGAACAATTTGATATTGAACTTTAACGCCATTGTAGGAGTAAACTCTCATTTCACCGCTTATATTCGCCCATACCAGTGTATCTTGATTGTATTCGAAATCGTCAGCGGTTGGTGGTGTGCAAGGCTCCATAGGTGAGCGTTGAGTTGCGTTAAACACTTGAGCGTCATCAAAGTCAGCCATAATTTATCCTAAAAAGTTTGGTGTGTAATACCATTGCCAGTTGTTAGACTCGTCCTTGTAAAAAAAATAACTTCTATTTCTTCGAGTTAGAAAGTAGTTATCCCCATTACTGAGTGCTACAGTTATTCTTCTGGAGCCAGAGTTCCACCGCCCAGCATAGTCAAAAACTTTAAATGTGTTAACTTCGTTTACGTCAACTGTTAATGTGAACCCCCCAGCAAAGTCAGCATCAGCAGCTATAGTCTCTAAGTCATTAATGGAAAAATCTGAACTTGATGCGCTCTTATAAACTGGGGTGTATATTTTTGCGTTCACTAATTCAGATCGCGACTCTAAAAAGTATTCTTGAATTGTGTAAGGCGTAAATAAAGGTGGAAACAAAGTGGTAGTTCCAAGTATAACTAAACCGCTATCATCACCAAACTTTTCAACTGTTATCCATAAAGGTACGGTGGTTTCAAATAGTATTGGTGTTCCTTGGTCTGGATCAAATAAATCAACCACACCATCACCATTTACATCTATATTTAAACCTTCGCCACTCTCCCATTCTTCATCATTGTGGGATCTAAAAACAACAGGGCCGCTTGCGTCATTTTCTTGTATTACCAACCTAACGCCAGTTACTTGAGATTGAAACTTAAAGTTTATTTTTGTTACCGTTCTGTCAAATGTTATGGGGGCTAAAAAAGAATAATTGCCTTGTCGTGATTCATTAAACAAGGGTTGTGCAGCGAATGGTTGTATCTCACCCCAATCAATAGAGTACGGTTTTCCTGTAACCTTTTTGCCATCACCCAAAATAACAGAAAAATCAATGGGAACACCGCAAAATATATTACGCCTACCCGTCGTTTTATCCCTTTGTAACAAAGTCTGGCTAGCCTCAGAAATTGAAAATTGTTGCAATCCTATCAACTCACCACGATTGCTTAAGTTTATTTCGGTTTGACCTGATATTTGTGCCGAACTTTCCTTTACAAGGGGGCTAGGTGCCAATGTTCCAGAAGATGCCAACATAATAGAGTTATCTGGTGCTGTCTTTACAGAGTTAGAAACCGCCAGATCTGAATTTTCAAACGCATTTGTATCAGGGTTTGATTCGTATAGGACCTTAACCTCTGAGGCGTCTAATACATTATTAACTAATAACCAATCACTAGCGTCATAACTAGATGGGATGTTATCGCCTGACCACCTGTATAGGTCACCGTTAACTACAACTTCGGTAACTTTAGTTGTGCTATTAAATAAACTAGACAGGTTGCTAGATGCCCATGTGTCACGAGCCACTAAATCAGAGAATGGTGATTCTGCTGGCGTGAATGTAGCGCGACCCCCGCCACCGCTTGGTATGTCAGGTCTAAAACTCATGTTACCACCTCTACATTAATCAAGGATTCAGAGGAGGGTGAGTAGGCCCACGCGCCAGAATCGCCAGAGTCATTAACAACTGGGACTGAGCGACTTACTAGAACGTCATAACCATTAGTGCTGGTAGGTTGATTTGCAGACGTAACCAAACGAATTGGTATATTTGAAATCAACTTAACTCGAATTTGTGTACCGATAGTAACTGGTGGAAACCCTGCTTGTGTATTAAGCGCTGCGTATACGTCCACCCACGTATTTACAGGAATTGTGATGTTGGGTCTAGTGTCTGCCATGATGTTCTCCTAAAACACTTAATAAAGCGCTCCGAAGAACGCTTGATAAATGCTTTACTTAGACTTTTTGCCGGTTGTATTAACAATTAATTCAACTCGCTTAAACTTTGCTAATTCCTCAGCGCGTTTTTTGCTCATTGTGATTTTGCTGCCAACTTCAAGTTCTTCGCTTTTAGCGTTGTAAATGCCTTTTGAGTTAACTAGAACTTCTACTTGTTCAACTTTACCAGTCATAAGTTACTCCTTATTCAGTTGCGTATAACGCACACTTCTGGTCGCTTGAGTCAGTACGTGCTAAGAAGCCACATGCCGCCCATTTGATATAGTCAAAGCCTGAGTTGTGCATAGTGCGAGGTAGTGCGTATGTAGACATAGCCATACCTGTTAATGCGTGGAACCCTTGAGTGTTATCAAGCCAGTACATAGCGATTTGGTTGCCTGATAACTCTGGGTCTTCATAGATTTCATCAAAGTAACGGAAACTCTTAATGTAATCCAGTAAAGTACCCCATGCGCCAGTTGCAGTAGAGTAAACAGTGCGTTCCCAGTGAGACATAATTTCACGAGATACCGCAAACTTATACTTGTTAGGGCAGTTGTTTGTGATCCAAAGAATATCAGCAACACGAGCAACCTCGTTAGAGATTTCTACAGGCGTAGCCGCTGCACTTGTTAAGTCAACTGTTAATGTAGCTGTTGCAACAGTAGAGTCGTTTTTAATACCACCCCACGCTGTACCTTTGAAGTTAACTGAAGAATCACCATTCCATAAGAATGAGTTCATAGTCTTATGAATGCCACGCTCAGCTTCACGAGAGTAATCAACTAATGCGTTAAAGTTTTCAGCATCCAACGCTAATTTATCACGCCAATCAATACCGAAACCTTTATCGAAGATTGGAATGATACCGTTTGCGTAAGTGTAATCACCTTTGTCACCTTTAACACCTACTGTGCCAGACAATGAGATTTGACCTTCGTCTAATTCATTGAATTTACGGTATGTGTAAAGCTTTTGACCAAGGTTAACCGCTTTAGATTGACCAAGTAACATTTTTAACGTTGTGAATTCACCAGCAGGCGCTTGGAAGTCTTTAGTGGTTGGATCCATCATTCGGAATGCGTCACCAGGGGTTAAACCAGCGTTACCCTGCATCGCGCGACCGTTGTTAATACGCTCAACAATAGCGTTATGGCGATCCATACCTTCTAATCGACGGTTATGTAATGCCTTGTATTGGTCTAGCATGATTAAGTCTTGAGGCGTTTTAGGATTCTGCAACGCTTCTTTATTAAAGTATAATGTGCTCATTGTTTCCCCCTATGCGCCACGTACACGAACTAAAGTAACTGCCGTTGTTGTAACCGCTTCATCTGCATAAGCAAGAATGTCATTAGTTAACGCAGTTGTACCAACAGCAAAAGTACCATCACCATTAGAAATAATAGGCGAGCCTTTCACTACAGTTTGAGAGGAGGCAACGCGAACATTGGCAAACTCACCAGAACGCAACACCATTGCTTCAGCAGTTTCACCCACTGTATAAGCCGTAGTGATAACACCACCTTCTGACTCTGGAATTTCAATAGCAATCAAACGCTCACTATCAACAGTTGCAGCGTTATTAGATGTAGCTAAGTTATTACCAGAGCGCTCTAATAGCGTACCCGGTACAAATGCGTCAGCCGCAGGGCCTTCAACAAGTAACGGTTCTCTGTAAGGACCGTCGATATTACCTAAATGGATTTTATTTTTAGCCATGGTTCAACTCCTTACATATCATCAATAGCTGATTTCAGGTCATATTCACCCGAATTTGTTTGAACACCAAAGCCGCCAGAATTTAAACTCATAGTACCCACAGGCGCTGAGTTCTTAGCGATCTTTTGAAGTGTACTGACAGGCATATCTTTTAACTCGTCATCTTCAAAGTCTTTGCTGTTTGCTTTGATTTCGGTGATTAACTTATCTTTTTCTAAGTCATCTTGAGCGTTAACTTTCTGCTCTAGAGACTCAACTTTGTCAGTTAATCGGTTAATAGCAGACAATAAAGCGTCAGATTCAGCATTCTTTTTCATGCCCTCTTTCTCTTTATCATCACCTTTCATCATTTTGTCGTAAGCATTCTTAACTTCATCTTCAGACATATTGTCTTTATACATGTTTTTCTTTTTAAGAGCTTCGACCATGTTTTTCATGTTTTCGGTCATGTTTGCTTCCTCGTTAGCTTTATTTTTAGATAATAAGCCCACCATTGCTTTGGTGAACTTATCGACTAAACTGTCTTCGTTAGAAATCTTTTCAACGTATTCATCTAGGTTTACATACAGCTTTTCGCACTTAACTTCTTCTTCACCGTTAAAGCGCATAAAAGTAGCATCACCACCAGCAGGCGGCTCGCTTGATTCAAGCATAGCTAGATGGTTGTATTCTTGTTTGGTGGCAATAGCATTGTACTTAATGCCTTTTTCGTTAGTGCCACTCTTTTCTTCTGGTATTGTATAAAGGCCAGTAGATACACCAACATCTTCACGATTAGATAATCGGGTATAGAAATCAGTGTCTTGATTTTTATCCTGTGCCTCTAAGATGTTTTTATTAATTGATATGTTGGCATACCAAACACCGTTAGAGTGCATTACCTTTTCAACGTTACCACCAGAGTAATGATTTTGTAGGGCTTCACCTTCGTAAGCGTCTAATCCATTGCCGTTTGAGTCTGTTGGGTGAGAGAGTGTGACAACCTTGTTTCGTATCGTCTCCATACCAGCCTTGTTGTCCTCAGCTCGATATAAAAGACCATTCATAACAGCGCCGTCTACAGTGATAGGTACGTTGTTAATTAGAAACTCGGTGTCTGTTTCACTTATTTGGCTTTTGCCAACGTTTGTGATCAAAGATATGTGTTTCATTTGATATACTCTTGATTAGTTAATAAGCATTATAGCTAACTG